TGTTCCTAGAATGAGAAGGGCATAAGAGGGTGATTGCGCCCATTTTATAGGCTGGTTAAGCTGGGGTTGAACTAATAGTATCTTCACCCCTTTGCCCCCACCAGCCATGAGCTCGATTGTATCTTTCTACCACCAACACCAAAAATCATCTTACAGTTTATTCGCTTACAGGTTTCCCTCTCGGGTATATCAATTTCACTTAACCTGTCACCACCATTGGCGAAAATATCCGGTTTGATTTGCGATAACGCTTTGCATACAGTCAAGTCTTTATCATGCGAAATAAAGACTTCATCCACACCAGTAATTGATTCCAGTATCTCCTTCCTTTCCCGAAGGGGCATAAAGACAAACCCCTTCTTCTTCAGCAGGAAATTATCATTATTGAGTATTACTACGAGTTTATCTCCGAGTTTTCTTGCAGCCTTAATGAGTTTTATGTGGCCTATATGAACTGGGTCAAAGCCTCCACTTATTGCTACTTTAATCACTCTTTATCCAAGTCTCTACTTTCTTCTGCGCTAGTACAAAAAGTTGTGTGCCGATATAGTAAGAGTATGCAAACTCGTCCACCATCTCAGCAATCTGCTTGAAGTCATCAAGGATATTCACCAGCCCACCGTTAGCCATTGGGACTAATGCAAGGTGTATATTGGGTGCATCACCCCGTTTATCCAGAATGGTAAAACCGAAAGTCTCAATCTCAGCGAGAAACCCGTTCGGGAAATAGGCTCTAACATGCTCTTTCCCGTCAGGGAACACATTAAACCCGTTTGGTGTTGATATGAATACAAATCCGTTTGGTTTTAGTAATCTCCATATCTCTGACAATAACTTTGATGGGCTGGGGACATGTTCTATTAGTTCTCTACAGATTACTATGTCAAAGTCGCTGTCGGGGAAAGGCACATCACAGGCATCGGCCTCAACAATACCTTCTCCCCCGGCTATGTCAAGCATCACGCTTTCTTTAGCACCGAGACTCTTAATTAGACTCTGCTCAAACCCCCACCTTCCACAGCCAAGGTCTATTAGCCTTTTCCCATAACAGATGTCACCCATCATCCTAAGACAGACATCATTACAATGGAAATTAAACCACTCCAGCGCCTCATACCCAGGACGATCTCTGTTATGCCACTCAGCTTCAGCTTCTATAGCCCTTTGTTTGTAATAACCTATGTATTCTTCAGGAGACAAGGGCTGCTTATTAACACCAACAGAGCGGACATAGAAGTTATCACCTTCCCAGTTCCTTACCATCCAATGAACCCATCTCCCGTAGCCAGTGTCGTGTAGGGTAGTTTAACCACCTTATGGTCGGGATCAATCCTGAAGTTCCCGTTTACAGGAGTACTGAATAGCATTACACCATGTCTACCAACCCGCTTGGCTTCACTTAATACTTTTTCGGGATTATCAACATGCTCAAGCATCTCACTACACCAGACAAACCCGAACTCTCCATCATTAAAGGGAAGGTTCTCAGCATTGGCCTTTACTATCCCATTCCCTCCTTTAAGGTCAACAGGGACATATTCCCCTAGACCAGACAGAGCTTCTTTGTAAGGCATGGTTTCCCCACAACCCAGGTCAAGAACCTTTCTTGGTATAGATGTTGGAGGAATAAAGTAGGTTCGCCATGTTTGGATACCCTCTCTGTTCCGGGGGGCTTTAACCTTCTTCTCTAAATCAGCCAGAGCAGGCTTCCACAGTTCATCAAAAATCTTCTTCTCATCATACTCTAGTGCCTTATTTCTGGCCTTAACCCTTCTCTCGTCAATAGAGCCATTCTTCTTAGCTTCGTAGGCATCCTCAAGGTATTCCACTATTTCATCTGGCTTACAATCAAACTGCCATGAGTTCTGTGCTGTCCATACAGGAATAAGGTCTTTTATTAACCACCCGCCATCAACTAACTCAGCCTGTGAAGTGCAGTTAGTGGTTATCACTGGAACACCACATGATTGAGCTTCCATGATAGGGATACCAAACCCCTCACCTTTGCTTGGCAGCAAGAAGACGTCCATAGCATTGTAGGCTTGCACCATTACATCATCTTCAATACCAAGGGACATCTGTACCTGAGATGGGAAAAATGTCTTACCATCTAACCCTAGAGCAAATCGCATGGCGTTAAGGTCTAACCCCTTGCCCTGAACAGCTTGTGTGTGCATGTAAAACACTACATCATCGTGGTTATCTGAGAACTTCTTAAACGCTTTAAGTGATGCTGTCCAGTTCTTCCTCTCAACGGTATTAGTCCCAACACAGCCAACAACAAATTTATTCTGCCAGCTATTTGACTCCCTTACTGCATCACCCCAGGGTTTCCTTGGGGCATATAACTCAGTGTTTACACCATGAGGAACACAGTATGACTCTATCCCATTTTTTGCTAGTTGGTCATGCCCGAACTTCGACATGGTTATGGGCTTAATTAGCCCGATGTTATCCTTCAATGCTTGGATAACCAGAGGTGGAGGAGGGTCATGGTCTATAGGTAGCCACGGTGCCCAATTAACCGTAGGGTCTTGCTGGTTTAATACCCATGCATCAATTAGGGTTATCAGGATGTTGCAGTCAAAGAACTTGTAGTACTCTGGGCCTCTCTTCTGGCCGTAGTCACCTATGTTGTTGCCAAACACAGGCATATCGTTCCACATTATCTTCTTACCATCAAAACCGTAGAAGGCAAAGATATAGACGTCATGCCCCGCTTCGTGGAGCCTTAATGTAACCTGAGCTGTCTGTTGCCCGTAACCTGTGGGACAGAAGGGTGAGTTACTTGACCATAGTATTTTCATAAACCCCTTTCCAGATGTGGGGGAGGGGATTGAACCCTCCCCCACTCAATGCTAGACGTTGGTATCGCACAACCTAGCTGCTAAGTTCTTGTTCAGTGTCTTCACACCAAACAGAATATCCATTGAACACCAGTTACTCTTACTCGTAGCGGTATATGTCTTTACCACACGTATAGCCAAACCATTATGGTTGACCACAGCACCCTCAGCACCAGCGATTGGAGGCGCTAGGGGAGCAACGACCAGAGCAAAGGCATCCTTATGGAACGCTAAGTTGGCATAATGGTTGGGTAGGAGGTTCGCAGTGGAATTGTCCGCAATGTCACCACCAAGGCCAGGGGTGAAGGAAATGGTAGCTGCTGTCCCCGCAGTTTGGGTTACCGACAGCATTACATACCACTCATTGGGGCGGGCTGTAATAGCGAAGACATCACCAGCAGCACACGTAGCCGCACTATCCATCGTATCAAGAGTAGCAGCCGTTCCACCTGACCCCGCAGTACCTCGGAACAGTACACCAAGGGTTCCGCCGCCTCCACCAGTAGCAGTCCTGACATTTTGATCCATGTAGAAGTCCAGGCCCATTACCCTGCCCATTGAGCCTTCACGCAAGGCTTTCTTGTCCCCACGCTTCTCAGCATGAAGGAAAGCATCCTTGACAATGTAGAGGGCTTCAGTGGATGGGTGCAGAACACAAGACCTATCCTGCATTGGAGATTTATTTACGTTCAGAACTTTTCTGATACCAGCAATGTCAGCAGCAGCTCCTGTAGAACCCAAAACCGTACCAAACCCAGCGACATCAGCGTACAGACCTGTTATAGCGTAGTCTACCTTCTGGGCTAACTCTCTGGCAGCTGGCTCGACAAATTGTTCTCTGAAGTCAACAACATCGAGAGTCAGTGCCTTTGAACTAATCTCAAAGGAGACATCGTACAACGAGTCAAGCACGACTGACACGCTACTTTCAGTTGCGGCTTGGGCAGCAGCAGCACTTGTAAAGGCCGTTGCCGTAAAGGTAGTAGGCGCACGGACAATCACTGTAGCACCACGCCCGGACTGGAACTCAGGAGAGTAACCACGATGGACAAGGTTTGCCATCACAAGGTTATTCTCAAGAGCTATTAGCGACTCTCTGGCTATATCCAGAGAGGTTAAAAGTGTTTGTGCCACCTTATTTACTCCGTATTATTTTGTTTTCAATTCTCTTTCGAGAATCTAATCGACCTCTAGGGGATTCTTCCACCTTCTTTGGCTTCAAACCAGTCCTTATCACCCATCTTTCGCTGGGCGTCCAGACTGATCTTCCCACCACTTCCAGTGGATACACCAGAATCAAACTTGGGTGCAGGCTCTTTTTTCTCTTCTTCTACCGATTCACGGGTGGGAAATGATTTAGCAATCTTCTCCATCTGTTCCTCAGTGGTGCAGAACTCCAGTACCTCTACGGGTACGACATATTGCTGGCGAAGCTCATCTGCCTTTGTTTTCATGTTGATTGCCCATCGTAAGGATTCAGCTTCAATTCGGTTACGCTCTACCTCCGCTTCCCTTCGGGCAATCTCCTTTTCCTTGGCTTCAATGGCTTTGGTTTTTTTATAGCCTTCAAAAGCCTCTGGTTCATCGGCGAATTGCTTTTCTACCAGCTTCTCATGTGCCTCCTTGAGTGATTGGAGTTCCTGCTGTAAGAGGTCATGGGCTTCCCTTGCCCTTTCTGCTTCAGTCTGCGACAGTGTAAGTTGGCTTTGTATAGAACTCACCCCTTTCCCCACTGCCTTATCCAGTTCTTTCTGTGTGTAGGTCTTCTCTAGAGTCGGTTTT